CTTGGGCCTACGGGACGCAAGACGACGGCACGTGCAAAACGATTTAATGGGATGCACAACGGATACATTCTGGAGGCCAGCAATGGCAATTAAGAAACTGGAAAAGATTTATTGGAACGTTGGCGGCGGAGCAGAAGAATACGTGTTAGCTTCTGCGGCCCGCGCAAGAGAAGATGCGCTTCTAGAGGCGCTGAAGATTATGGTGCGTGATGCTAACAAAAGCGGCTATATAGTGCGCATGAACTCCTACAAAATAGCGCAAGATACCATCCGCCAGATCGAGGCCACCCGATGATCGAATCAGTTTGGCTGCTCGAATATCGGTACCGGGAACGCAAGAATGGGAAGTGGTCTAATTGGTGCCCATCGGAAGGATCGTACGTTACAATATCCAGCGCCTTTCGCAAGTTTCCAGCCGAGACAATCTTTAACGAAGAAAAGTATCAGCGCCGTGCAGTCGAATACGTAAGAAAGGAACCCGCAGAATGAGCATCCTCAATCGCGCCCACTCCGTCAACCGCCCAGACCCGATGTACGACCACTCCCACGAGTTCCCAAACAGTAACGTCTGCGATGGGCCAAACGTCAGCATCCGGTCTGTGCCGTGGTACGACCGCTGGTGGGGCATCGCTTTGCAACTGATTGTGATCGCCGCCGCCATCGTGTGTTGCATGAACGAGGCTGGCTGCTTCGACAAGTAGCCGTCATGCCCCGCTTTTGCCCCTACACGGACCCGCTATGGGGATAGACAGGGAAACGGGCATGGACGATTTAACAAACGGTTTCTAGCTAGATGCAATGCTTTGCACCTATTTCGTACGAGGAATATATGAAAAACGGTATCCCAATCAAAGACGAGTACAGCATCACGGAAGCAGCGAAGATCACCTGCTTCTCCCCCTCTACTATCCTGCGCTGGATCAAAGAAGAAGACCTGAAAGCGCATCGCCGCGGGAAGAAGTTCTGGCGGATAAACCAGGCGGACGTTGAACGCATCATCAACCCGAAAGCGGAGTAGCTGGCCTTACTCGGCGCGCTTTTCCAGTAACCTTGTCAACCAAGAAAAGAGGAAAGGAAGAAAAACCATGGAAATTAAAAGCATTTACGATGCAGTAATCTTTGTCTCATCCGCACTCACCATCAAAGACGCGCTGATCGAGGCCATTAAAGCAAAAACCGACCTGAGCGGTGCCGACCTGCGCGGTGCCAACCTGAGCGGTGCCGACCTGCGCGGTGCCAACCTGCGCGGTGCCAACCTGAGCGATGCCAACCTGAGCGGTGCCGACCTGAGCGGTGCCAACCTGAGCGGTGCCGACCTGCGCGGTGCCGACCTGAGCGGTGCCGACCTGCGCGATGCCAACCTGAGCGGTGCCGACCTGCGCGATGCCTACCTGAGCGGTGCCGACCTGCGCGGTGCCAACCTGCGCGGTGCCAACCTGAGCGGTGCCAACCTGCGCGGTGCCAACCTGAGCGGTGCCGACCTGAGCGGTGCCAACCTGAGCGGTAAGAAAATCCTTTCACTGCGTTCATTCTTTTCCAGCCTTTATCCCTATCAGGTGTGGGCTGTTCTATATGAGGATGGTTCTCAGGCGGTACGAATGGGATGCTTGTCCAAGACCCTCCATGAGTGGGAGAATTATCCCATCCTTAAGAGCAACGTGGAAGAATTTCCTGATGATGGATCGGAACGCAGCCTCGACCGTGCTGCCATGTTTGAATTGGCAAAAGCAGCAGCTCTACGGATGACCGTTCCCGAAAAATGACACCACAAACAGAAAGGCCCAATCCGGGAGGAAAGGGCCGCTCTGCTTAATATTCGCGGGGTGATCGCGGCAAGTCGTTGACACAGGCTGCGAGGGGTAAGGTGGACAGGCTCACCCCGCTCCTTGATTCTAACTCAAATCTGTGAAACAATTCAAGCGTTGACGCATGGCAGAGTCGAGAAATCGATTCGGGGAGTTCGCGGCACACTTTCCCAACATCAACGGGCCGCTTGAGTAGGACAGGTACGGGCATAGGCACCGATGAAACCAAACACAGCGAAATCCGGGCAACGGGCAGGTACTCTATCCTGCTTGGGCGCTTCATGCGTTCAAATCGCGGCTACGTCCCGGTCGTATGGCACGCTACGCAAGTAGTGAAACTAAGCTGACCACGTTTGGAATCCAGACCTGCACGCCATGTTAAGCGCACTGCCCATCTCCTCAGATATGCCGAGGGAAGCCGCGTATTCTCTGAAATACTTCACGGCCCCACTAGGGGGAGATGTATTCAACAGAAAGGAAAATACGATGATTAACAGACCGCCAGTACAGCAGATTTGTTCCATTGACGAGAACGGCAATCCGGGTACGTACACCGTTGGACGCGGATGCACAGAGATTCGCGAAGTCGAGGAGCCCGGAGAATACGCGCTTATCCCCTGGGTTGAAGTTTGGGACGGGGAACGACTCATCGCCCGATTCAATCAGCACAAACTTGAAAGCATCATATATTAGTAAGATTTCCACAACTTACTTGCATCTTACCCTTGACAACAATCTTACAGCGGAGTAACTTCAACACATGGGAACGAAAAAGGCAACACCAAAGCGGATTTACGCTCTGACAGACAAGGGGCGCGAGAGGATCGCCAAGGCTCAGCGTAGGCGCTGGCGGGCGTTTCGGAAGGCCAAACGGGAAGCGAAGAAGGAGGAGGCATGACATTTGCAGAATCATTACGGGCATACGCCGATTGGTGCGATGAGCATCCCGAGTTGCAACGGAACGCTCAAATCAACACTTACGGCGAAACGGCGGAGCAGGCCAAGGGCATCATGCTGGCAGATTCCGGCGCGAAACTCGATCTCTTGCCGGGAAACAAAGACATTGTCTACTTAATCCAGACATTTGGAGAGGTCACTATTGAGCACGTCCTGCACAAGTCTGGAGTGTGTGACCTGTCCATCGTGGACAATCAAGTGGTTGCAGTTCTCAAGCCTGAGTTCGCGGAGTTGATCAAGCCATGACCATCGATCAGGCAGTAGAGCGCCAGCGTGCCGAGGATGTAGAGCGCGGCTTCAGCGGTGAGCCGGAGCGGGTGGAGCGGGAATACGATGCCGACACCGATCCGAACTGGGGCATCCACTACGAGCGAGTAGACGGGAAGCTGCAAGTGAAGGAGAACCATGAGGCATAGTGAATTAATAGCGGAAATCGCAAAATCTCTGGCGACGGCGCAGGGCGAATACACGCCAGTACCAAAAAACAAGACAGCTAAGATTCGAGGAAAAAACAATACCGAGTACACCTACAAGTACGCCGACTTGGCAGATGTTCTCGGGATGGCAGTTCCGATCTTGGCGAAGCATGGAATAGCATTTCTCCAGCCAAATGAGCGAATCGATGGAAAACTGTTTGTGACGACTATGCTTATCCATGAATCTGGCCAATGGATGCAGTCGGACGGCATTGAAGTCGATGAGATGGAGATGAAGTGGAACGAGTACGAGAAGAAATCCGTTCTTGAAAGGTGCGATCCTAGAACCATCGGCGGCGACTTCACTTATTACCGCCGTTACGACGGCTGCTCTTTCATTGGCATTGCTCCTGATGAAGATGTAGACGGCGCGAACAATGGCCCACTTCCCAATAGCCGGGGAAAGAATACGACAGAGGCCAAAGAATCACGGGATGCAACATTGCACCAACCCGCCAGAGCGACCAGCACGCAGCAGTCAAGCCAACAGGCCAACCAACGTGCAGCAGCCCCACAGGAGCAAGCACAGCCCCAGGCAGGGCAATGCAAATTTATCCCTCCGAACGGCCTGACCACGGTTATCAAGGGCGTCCAGACTGTAGAGGCAAAACTAGCTTCTGAAGGCCAGACAGCACGCAAGGGCTATGTCGCGGTCACGTTCCTTGGCACCCACAATGGCGTCAGTTTCGCCTCATGCTTCGATGTGAAGTATTGGGACCTGCTCAAGGAAAGCATTGGTCTGGAGTGCAACTTGGTAATCAAGGAAGCAGACAAGAACAATCAGCACTTCATCAACATCGTTGACGTTCTTTTTGTTGACGGACAGGCATACTTCGAAGGTAAGCCCGTCGTGGAAGGGGAAGCGTAATGACGGAGTTTTCAGCAGTAGACCTTTCAGAAGAAGAAGGGATGCAATGGCAGGCAGTCGATTCCTCGCAAATCAGCGAGATCGGCTATGAGAGCGGAGCAGAGTATCCGCTTGGAATCAGGTTTCCGCCTAATAAGAAGCAGCAGGCAGCAGGGCTATCTGGGAGTGAATACCGTTACAAGGGCGTAGCGCATGATATGTTTGTCGCTCTTTCGGAAGCAGAAAGCGTGGGCAAGTTCTTCGGCGATTACATCAAGAGATTCCCGGACCTGTACCCGTTCGTGAAGGTGGAATCGGACCCTCAGAATCCGTCTGTTGGTGCGGCGTCAAACACCCAGGCGGTCCAAGGGGGTACAAATGGCGACCAACCTTCGCCCAGTACATCGCTCTCCATTATCGACACGATGGCCGATGACCTGCTCTTTACTCCCGGAGCCGTGACCGATGCGCAACTCGCGGCCGGCCGGCAATGGTATCTCACCGAAGCAAAGAAGTACGACATCTCCACGGAGAAGGCCCGCACGGAACTGAAACGGTTTGCGCGGCCCCTCCAGAAGCTCCGCACCGGCATCGAAGCACGGGCCAAGGAACTGACTGGGTCGACAAAGCGAAAGATCGCAGCCATCGACTCGGAAAAGCGCAGGCTGGTACAGATCGTGGGAGGAATCGAGCAGGAAGTTCTTCAACGGCTCAACGACTATGAGGCCGCAGAAGAAGCGCGGATCGAAACACGCAACGCGGCAATCAAGGAAATTCAAGAGGCAGGACCATACACCCAGGCTAATTGGATGGGAATCTCAGTTGAAGCCATGCGTGACAGGCTGCACGAGATCGAATCCGATACCCGCGAATGGCCGGAACTCGGGGAACTTGTACCGCGTTACCGGTCCGAGGCTATCGGGCTGATTAAGGGAGCAATTCAGGCCCGCGAAGAATACGAGAAGGGGCAGGCGGAACTCGCCAGATGGCGAGCAGAGGCCGCAGAACGGGCAGAGCAGGATCGGCTTGCCGCTATCGAACGCGCAGCGAGGGAACGCGCCGAGCGAGATGCAGCCGAATCAGTAGCTGCGGCAGAGCGCGAACGGTTGGCCGCAGAGCAACGGGCCGAGGCGGCGGAAGCCAAGGCAAAGGATGACCAGATCGAAGCCGAACGGAAGGCAACAGCGGCAGCAGAGCAAGCCAAGCGCGACCAGGAGCAAGCCGTTGAGAACGAGCGGATGCGGGCTTTGGTCGAAGCCAAGCGGGA